ACTTAGCGATAAAGGGCGTGGAGAGGGCGAGTACAGCGACTGTGACACCAGTCATTGCTTTCTTCTTGATAGACATTGTGGGATACTCCTATTATACCTGAACGTAGGTAAGGAAGAACTGGTCAAGCTCTTCAGAGGTCTTACCCTCATAAAAAGCCAGAGCAGCTACCAGAGGGTCAGCCCTGACGATCACAGACGGTCGTAGAGCGCGTGCCTTAGCCGGGAACTGCATCTCTGTAGGAAGACTAGAGATGACGGCTAGAACAGCAGCAGGGAGCGTGCCAGCAAGCCATGCTTCACCATCAGCCTCTGTGATCCACTGTTCAGTGACAAGACCAATGAGGAGTTGCGGGAAGCTCAGGTCAGGGATAATCACAACTTCAGGTACTGGTACATAAGGTTGGATGCTAGGGCTTCTCGTCATACGCTCATAGAGTTCTGCCACATCAAACTCAGCGCCAGTATCAAGGGGGTCTGCTGCGAAAGGAATCCAACCGTAAACGGGGTGGTCAATCTCGCATATGACCCAGTTATTAGCTGTGTAAACGGGGTTACGGAAGTTCATTATGATACCCTCAAGAATAGAGTGGCAGTGGTTGAAGTCGCCCTACCCATGCACTTCCAAGTCCCGCCAGCGACATTGCCTGACACAATCGATCCGCCAGCGCCATCAGACCAAAAGAGATTGCCCGCATAATTGCCGCCCGCATCGCAGGTTCGGCCACCTTGAAGATTAGTCAACATTGCATAAGTCCCTACACCACCGGCAGTAGCACCAGCAGTAGCAGCAAGTACGTTAGCTGTAGTGGCCGAGACAACACCAGCGGCAGCAGCATCTGCATAAGCTTTTACAGCAGCGCTTGTTGGAAGGGTGGTATCGTTATTATTACCAGCAATGCCCTCACTGCTTAGTACAAGAGTTGTAGGAGCAATACCTGTAGTAGTAAGCAAAGAGTTAGGTGTAAAGGTGCCACCAGTATCATCGATAGTACCTAAGATAAGCCAAGCACTGTTGGCCTCATTACGCTTCTTGAGTTGGTTAGCAGCAGTGTCGTACCAGAGTTGGTTAGCGTAAGGGGTTACAGGGGCTGTAGCACCAGAGTTGGTTGTGGCAACAGCTTGTAGGACAGCGTTGATATCTGCCCTAGCTGCTGTTGCAGATTGGTTGTCAATGACATAATCATGTTGTGGCAATTGAGTAATCCTTAGTTATACTGGATTCTGGCAGTCAAACCAGAAATGCTAGGGGACACGCCAGTGGTCTCAGACTCAAGATCAATCTTAAACCTGAAAGCTCTCCCAGAGAAGTCACCAGCTTTGAATGGCTGATAGGGGGACCATGTAGGAGTACCAGCGGGGTCTTGGTTAGTGAAGGAGATGTAAGTTACAACATCAATATCATCGTACTGTGAACCCCCAGTCCAGTCATCCCAGAAACCCGGAATACTATCCCATAGACCCGGAATACTATCCCAAAGACCAGCATTTGCATCATAACGGGTCACGTTGACATCAACCCTAGCCCTTACCCTTCTTACAGCACCTGTGTCGATATAAGTAGTGAACACATAGGTAGCCAAGCTTGGTGGGGTTGTGGTTGTGGTAATTCGAAGTCCACTCCCAACAAGAGAACAACCAGTCTTGGTTCCAGCGAAGGTAGGGCTTTGAGTTGAGGTCAGTGTAGTGGTGAAAGTCTCTAATGCAGCTTCAGGAACAACTATTTGAGAGTAATTAAGAGAAGCATTACCAATCTTATCATAAGCTCTGATAGAGTAAGTACCCGGCCTAGTTGGAACTGTAACAGAGGTAGCTGGACGACTGACTTTCTCTACAGCAGTTGTGGCATTAGCAAAGCTTGCACCAGACTCTTCAATAGAGTGCCTAATTCTGTAGTGAGACAAGTCAAGGTCAGGTACAGCATTCCACTCAAGATTAATAGACCCACCATTCAAGTTAGCTCTGAAGTTATCTACAATAGCTGGTGGTGCCAGAAGACCAGAGGGTTGGAAGTTACTATAGATAGTCCAATCACTCTTGACACCCAGATAGGAATAGGACCTAGCCCTAACATCATAAGTAATGTTACTATCAACAACTAGAACTTCGTATACACCAAGGTCACCAACACCAACTATCGACCACACACTATCTGTAGACTTTTTGAACTGAACCTCAACACGCTCTACATTATTGGGTTGTGAGGCAGTGGTTGTAGCCAAGATTACGTCAGTGATGCTCTCACTAATAATACGAACTTCACTGCTAAGATTAAGACCAACAGGCTCAGTATAGAATGGGCTAGGTAGTGTACTGTTGTTGTTCTCAAAGATTTGAGCAGGCTCATCCGTGAATACAGCAGAACTGATTTCCCGAAGGGTCATCTGCACTTGAAGGTCAAGGTTCTCAGTTAACCCAAAGGTCCAAGTAGAAACCTCAAAAGGCTTATTAACCCAACCAAACCTTGTGTTGTTAATGTAGACGAAATCTCCAACTTCTACCTTAAGAGCATTAAGCCCGAAGGATGCTGAGAAGGTAAGCTGTTCCCGGTTCCTACGAAGAGCAATGTTAGCAATCCGCTGTGCCCTCTTGGAAGAGGTTGTATAAGGGAGTGGGAAGTCAAGGGTATTGACAAGGTTATTATCTGCTGACACAAACACGGGGTCAGTGACTGTAGGGTAGTCAGCTTCTTGCCAGACAGACTCTGGACCCTTGAACTTACCCTTTACAGTATTGAAGTTGTTCCTACGTGAGTGCCTAGTGGACAGGTTGATACCTGAACGAAGGTCATCCTCATTAAGGGTAACTGTAGGGGTAACGTACTTAGCTGCCTTCATTCGCCACTTGCCTTGGGAATACCATAAGAGGCCACCCATAGAAGTAAGAAGGTCAGAGATGACTTGGCTAGGGGTGAATCCAGTTACAAAGCTTCCGTTACAGGTATAGCGGTCTTCACTGTCAACAACCTCATCACAGATGTTAGCCGCTGTAGTAATAGCGGTATCATCAACTTGAGTACTTGTCTGGCTAAGACCAAAGCCAGCAGTCAGGTAGTCTCGGATACAAAGGGCTGGGTTATCACTCCAAACAGTTATGGTAGTCCTTGGATCATATACCTTACGGCCCTTGATGGTTGCAGAGATAATGGGGATACCATTAGGGAACACATCAGGGTCATACTTGAAACGAGCGTAGATATAGGCAATATTAAGAAGTCTGTGGTTTATAGTCCAACGTCCATTAGTTAGACTAGCTGTCTCTGCCGTTAGATCAGGATCAGCACTCTGGGTAGTTGTACCATAGAAGCGACGTAACCTTACGTAACCATTATAACGAGCGGGTGAGGTGACGTTACCTGTACCATCAATAGTTACAATCTCATCATTCAGATAGATTTCATCATAGCTCTCAATCTCATGCCCAGCAAACCCAATGATCCTATGTAGGAACTCATTAGTGCCACCTGTAGAAGCATCATAGAGACGTACACCACCAACCCTAGAACGACCATAGATGATCTGGTGGTCAACGGCAGCACCACTCTCACCTGAGACACTATAACCACGAGAAGCTGAAGAGGCAGAGTTAGCTACAGAGTTAGCACTGGTAGAGGTCTTAGGGGCAAGAGCGTTAAGGGCAAGACCCATAGCTGTACTAATAAGGAAGTTAGCCGCAAGGGTTCCAACAAAGCCAAGAGAGCCGATTGCTGTACCGATTGCTGCAATGATAGTACCTACAGCCATAATGTCATCCTAACCTTTTTTCGAACTTCGTCTCTATCTTCTCGTAGTCAAGTCTTTTCAGGAGACTGTCGATATTGTTCCTCTCAGATGTAATCACCTGTAGTTGGTTGTATCCACTCTCTGCCAGACAAGCTTCAGTAAACTTGAACAGCTTAACCCCAATAAGACCTTTTCTGTAGTCTTTGTGGAGATAGATAATATCGTTGGAGACAACAAGCTTACCTTTTGAGTGAAGGCTTGGACCAATCATTACAGAGAAGTAACCAATAAGTTTACCAGAGTCTCTAGCTGTAAATACCAGTAGACTGCCACTCTCTTCTAGGAGATAGTATAGGTCCCAGTCTGGATCGAAAGGATAAGAGTCTTTGTCGTGGTACATCTCTTCCCAGTCAAGATAGGCCAACTCAGTTATGTCTGGCTCTACCTTGAATAAGGGTTCTTGTTGATAAGTAATGGGCATGTCGGGAAACCCTATTTATGCAGCTTTTCTTCCCCAGAAGATTTCTTTATCCTGAAGAGAGGCAATATACTCAAGGCCCCTGTCACTAGGGTATCTTGACTTCTGGTCTTGGTCAGTGAAACGTCTAACTGTTGGTCGCTCAAGCTTGATGAGGACGTTCTCAGCAGTAACAGAGATTGAACAAGTCTCAGCTTCTTCTACGATAGTCATCTGGTCTAGTTCACCAGAGAAGATTTCCACATAGCTAGAAGGGCTACTCGTTACACCAAAGTAAATCCTACACACCCTTCCTTGATAAGGTTCGTTAAGGGCAAGAGATAAGATAGACGAAGGGATACCACTAAGAGTAATAGTAGCACCTTTGGCCTCAATCTCTGTAGTCTCTTCTACACTAGAGATATTAAGAAGTGTGCCAGCACCAAGATAGGTCTTAGCTCCAATAACAAGATCGTTATATCCAGTCCAGAGGTAGATAGTTTCACTTTGGAAGAGGAGGTCGATAGCAAAGAAGGGATAGATAACTTCACTATTAATGGCATTAGTAATGGCTGTAGTGAGGGTCCTACTCATATTGCCTCCACACAATCAAAAGTAATTCCATAGGAACTAATATCGTTAATTTGCCATTGGGTCGTGTTATCTTTAAGTCTAAAGCGACCTTTGGTGTTTGCAACAGTAACAGCGGCATTATCAGCAGGGGCAATCCTAATGCTAGGCCAGATATCTAGAGTAGCTACACCAGAGCCATTACTGTTGACTTGAGTAAGGACTTTATGTAGTGTGGCTGTAGAGGAAGAACCTAACTGGATGTAGTCACCGGGAAGAAGGTATCCAGTAGCACTCAAGGGAAGACCATCTATGACTAGACTGCCACCAGTTTGAGACCCACCACTAACAAGGGGAGTACCGGGTGTAGTCTTAGCTGAACCCTGTGCAATGGCACAGTTAGGATCACCAAGCAAGAACGTACCAGCTTGACCTTTAAGGCTCAAAAGGAATGCCACCCAATACTCAGCATCTTGTCTTTTCATGGGTGGTAGGCTGATGGAAGCACCCCAGCGTTGACCGGGATGCGACACTACTTGTTGAGCGTAAGTAAAAGGAGATTGACTGATTGCTACAGCATTCTCAGCAGTAAAGGCAATGTTGGCAATCCCAATGTTAGTCGGGGTATTCAATGGATAGGCTATTGCCATAGTGTTTCCTTACTTACCGAAAGGCAGCAGCCATTTGACCACCACGTTGTTTAGCATCAATCACAGCAGCTTTTGTGGCATTGGTGATCTGAGGGATCATCTTTGCTACTTCTTGACGAACCATAGCTGCATCGCTACCAGTTACGGTGATGTTGTTCTGAACAGTGATACCACCAGAACCAGCCATAGCACCAGAGGTCTGGTTAGCATTGAGCACAGTACCAGAGTGACGAGGGATAACAATTTCAGGGCCTTGCTCACCAACGAGGTAAGGTTTACCTGACATAATGGAGCCACCAGAGGCTCGACCACCACCAGTTAGTCTACCAGCTTGTGCATTAGTAAAGCCGCCTCCACCACCAAAGGCACTAGTGATACCGCCAACAAGCTTCTGTACCACAAGAACTCGGAACAACTCTTCAATGATAGCCGCAGCCATACTCTTGAAAGCTTCTCCTACAGTCTTAGTACCTTTGACCATATCCATGAAGCCACCTTCAAGGGTGCTGTTCACAGTCTCGACAACACTCTGTCTTTCTTTCTCAGCTTCGGTTAGTTTTACAGTCAGGCTAATCTCTTCTTTAAGACGAGCAGAGCGACCGCCACCCCCACCGGAACCACCACCAGTTGTAGCCATGCGAGATGGGTCAAACGGTGAAACAGTGCCGTACTCACCTTTAATCTTTTCCATCTCAGCGGCAATAGGGTTGTAGTTTGGGTCTCTTGGATCAAGCACGACTGCTTTTTTAGAACCCAGACCCATAGACATAAGCTTTGAAGCTAGCCCAACTGAAATACCTAATTGCTCTGCTAGTTGAGATGCGCTATTTGTTGCTGCTGAAAAGTCTATGCTTTTAGACGCTTCTGCTGCATCTAAAGCCCTTTCAGCTACAATAGCAATAAAGTTTGCACCAAACTCAAGGGATTTTGCTACTGCGTCCGTAGCAGCTTTCTCTTCTCTATAAGCATTCGCTCGTTCTTCTGCCCTAAGTCTTGCAGCGTTTTCAAGTTTTTGCTCGTACTGGATCGCATCAATAGCAGCTTGATTTTTTTCAACAGCAGCTTGTAAAATCTTTTCTTCAGCTTCTGCTTGTTGCTTAAGGGCGGCACCCCTAGCGTTGCCACCAGCATACTCAAGGTTATTCAAACGCTCTTGAAGTGTAGCTCTTTCTTCAAGAAGTCTATTCAAAGTGTTTTGAACAATTTGTTCTTCTTGAGTTTGAATACCCGTAGTTTCCATCTGCCTTTGTAGACGAAGCTCTTCAACCTTGCTAATAAGAGTGTCATAAGCTTGGGCTTGTTTATCAATCTTTTTAGAGGCATCTTCAGACTCTTTGCCAGAGTTAAAGAAAGCCATTGCTACCATTGATAGCAGCGGGATCAAAATTGTTAAGCCTGCAAAAGCTGTTGAAAGACTAATGCTAAAAGCTGCTACACCAATACGGGCATTTTGTAGTGCTGGTGGCAACAGATAGAGTAGGCCCGCCAACTGTGTGGCTTGCTGACTAAAAGCAACCAGTGGGTTGGTTCCACCTTGGACCTGAACAATAAAGTCACTAACCTGATAACCAGTCTGCTGTGCAGCAACACCAAAGCTATTCATACCAGAGGCAGATTGGTTAACGTGCTGAGAGAACCTGTTACCCGCTTGAGCTACACCATTCTGAAAACTCTGGTACTCAAGGTTAAGGGATTCAACAGCAGCTTCGTGTTGTTTAGTAGAGGTAACACCAAGCATGTGTGCCCTACTGAGTTCAGCAAGAGACTTCTCATAAAGATTAGACGAGGCATAAACCTGATCGTACTTCATACGAAGACGATCAATCTCAGCACTCATAGCATTGCCACCAGCACCTTGACTTACAGCCGATGGACCACCAACACCAAGTTGCCTGTTGAAAGCATCCTGATTAGCTCTGGCAGTTTTTACAGCTTGTGCCTCTTGTTTACGGAGTTCTTGAGTAAAGGCAGAGGCACTCTGTTCAGCAGATTTGTAAGCAGTGGTAATCTTCATGTTGTCATTAATGAGATTACGAAGAGCCAGAGAGGTTGCCTTGATGTATTGCTCATCACGTTGTGATTGTTTGGCAGCACGGGCAAAAGCTTGTACAAAAACAGAAGCAGACTTTGAGGCAGAGTTGAAAGAGTTGCCAAGTTCCAGAAGCTCTTGCTTTGTGGATTTTACCTGAGAACTGTCAACTGTAATGTTAATATCAGCCATTTTTATTCACAACCCTCAAGTAAACTGCATCTAGTCTTTTGATAGTGCTCACCTCCCACGGAAGCAAGTATTCATTCGTTAGTTGTTGCCAAGCGAGTATATCTTGGAAACTTAAAGGTAAGGGTCCATTGAAACCTTGACCACGGCCTTGATTGAGCAACAAAAAAGCAGCCCAGACATAAACCAGTAACTCAGGAAACTCTGTTCCTTGTAGAGCTAATGGAGTGCGTCCAGACTGCCTTTCAACTTCTTCTAAGTGTTGCCGTTCAGTCACACCGTCTTTGTCAGGGATAGAGAGCTTAAAGTTGTGCTCTGCATATTCCTCTAGATCAAGGATCAGACTTTCAAAAAAGCGGAGTAATCCTCTTGTGCTTCCAAAACTTGTTGCTTCAACCAAGAAAGCTTGGAGTACAAGTCCATTGCCTCTGCAACAGAGAACTTAGGTGACTTACCATTAAGCTGGATATTCCAGTCCTTTGTAGTCTTAGCCAAGAGTTCAAGTGTTGCAGTCTCTAGTTCTTCAGCCGTGAAGGTAACTTTCTTACCCTTAGCTGCTTTCTGAATACGCTTGTTTGTTTGTTCGTGAATGGTAGATTTGTATTGTGCCGAGTGAGGGGCATATACAGTGATGGTCATCTCCTTACCGTCATCCTTGACAAGAGGCTCATCAGTGATAGGGTGCTTTACAACAACAGAGATAGTGTCATCAGTGGGGATAAGTGCGAACAGATCGGCCATGTCGGGTGGTCCTTTTTTGAGATTCTACAGTCGGGATTAAGTTAAGTCAGGTGGTCAGCCCCCGACAAGCCAACCACCCTAGCCCCAGAGGGGATTACGTTAGACCGAGCGGGTCAGTTTAATGTTGGTGGCTTCCGTGGTATCATAGAGTGCAACGAAAGGCATCGTGATGATACGCGAGGCTGGGTTGTCAACAGGCACATCAGCACCGTTGATCTTGACACGCGGGAACAGCCAAGTGTAGTCGGAAGCACCCGTGGGATCATCAACAACAATCTGAAGAGCGGTTTCAGTTTCATTAAGGAAACGGTTGATCAGTGCAGCGTCTTCAAAGTAAGCAGTGATGGTGCCTTCAATCGTAGCCATACCGTACTCAAGCTGTGGCGTGGTCGCAGAGCCTACAACAAAAGTAGGGGCAAGTGCGTTATTGATGGTGAAGTCAATACCAGTTACGATAGCAGCAGCCGAAAGAGAGCCACCAGCATCACCAATAGATAGAGCACCAGAGTAAGCATCAAAGGGAGCACTTCCCGAAGAGGCAGTCTTGACAGCATCAACAGACGTACCGGAGATAGCCATGTTCTTACCGACCATGCTGAACGTGCCAGTAACCATTTGGTTAGGACGAATGGACACAGCAAGAGAAGAGACCGACATACCCGTGAACAGACGGAACTGAGTGATGTCCGTAGCTGCGTCTTCAATGGAGAAGAACTTAGGGGTCGTGCCAATCTTCAGGACGTTGGTCGAGAAGGTATTAAAGAAGGCACTTTCAAGGAAGGCATCATAGTCACCTTTACGAAGGTCAACAGTGATGTCACCAGCAGCAGTACGGTTGCCATGACGGTCAGTACGGGGCATACGATCAGGTTGGATATCATTACCAGTCACACGCTCTTTGGTCAAGTTCAGAGTGTGGGTGGTATAGGGAAGTTGGATCAGAGATGGTGTAGAGGGCGTAGTGCCAAATACAGTTTCTGCAACATACGAGAGGCCAGCGCGACTTCCTTGGCTAAACGGCATAGTTAGTTTCCTTTATCAAAAGTATATGTACCAACCAACAGTGATTGGAGTGCAGTAGAAGGGAGAGTCAAGGAAACTCGTCCTGACTTCGGAGTAGTCGATTGATACAATAGTGGGACCACCAAGCAGCAGCCTATCCCCAGTCTCTAGTAGAATGTCGTCACCACTCTCTAGTAGAATTGTATCTGTGGGATTAGTGTATAGGATATCTGTTGTTGCATTGAAACGGTCAAGCAGTAGGTCTGCAAGATCGTAGCCAGCACCGGGACCCATTCCTTCAGGGGTACAGATGAGGATACTGTAAAGTCCATCATATCTCTGTTGTGGATTTAAGCCCCGTACAGCGG